TAAAAAGCTAAATTATTTCAGCATTGATCCGCAGCACTTCGTTGTTCCGGGCTGGACTCGGAGCATCGAGGAGGCAGACCGAATTTGTCACATCAGCGTTTACTCGTTGGACTCATATCGCAGGCAGAAACACCTGAATCAAGACCCGGAAGTGATTAGCCAGATATCTGGCAATTACAACAACGATGCCGGTGATATGGACACCGAGTACACTCGCTTTGAGCGTGAAGGTTTGACGTTCAGTGATGATGAGAAGGTGATCGTCTGGGAGGTGTACTTCCGCGAGGAGAAGACTGGGCAGTGGTGCATCAGCACGTTCTCACCAACTCAGCCTGAGATTGATTTGCGCCCGATGATGAAGGTGCCCTACAAGCACGGTAAGCCACCGTTCATCGCTTTTCCTTACGAGATCAAAGACCCAGGCTTTTATTCGCCACGAGGAGTCGTTGAGCTTCAAGCCACGATGGAGGCTGACCTCACCAAACTCTTAAATGACAAAAACGATTTTATGACTTTGGCGAACAGACCTCTCTTCCGCGCTGAGAGGGATATGCCAAACACCGGCAACCTGAGAATGACACCTGGCAGCATCCTGCCGTTTGGCATTCAGCCGGTTGCCAACCAAGCCCCACCGATCTCGTTTGATACTCAGATGAACATCATGCGGGAGTTGGCTCAGAACCGAGTATCTACTCCTGACTTTGGCCTGACGCAAACACTCCAGAACACGGAGCGCAGGACGGCAACAGAGATTCAGGCTATTGGTGGCTTGTACCAGCAGAGCAGTGATTTGCGGATGAGAATCTTTCGCATAGCTTTAGGCAAACTCTACCGGATGAGTTGGTCGCTACTGCTGCAATACGACAAGACTAGCCTGGACTACTGGTACCTCGACACGGCCCAGCAGATACCGCAGGAGGCACTTCACGAGAACTACGGCATCCAGCCAACTGGCAGTGCGGACGGAGTCAACAAGCAACTTCTGATGCAGAAGGCAGTCACTCGTTTTCAGATGTTTGCCAACGATCCGTTCATCAATCAAGGCCAACTTCGCAAGAGCATCTTGGAGTCGGATGACGCGACTCTGGTCAAGCGTTTGTACCAAGACCCGATGGATCAGCAGGCGACACAAGCCGAGGATCAGGCCAACGAGATTACGTTCCTGCGCTTAGGTTTCCCGGCAGTAGTCAAAGACTCCGATGACCACATGGTGCATATCCAGACGGTGGTCAACTACATCCAAAGCAGAGCAGACACAGGTGCCGCACCTGAGCCAGCAGAAGGTCAGATGTTGGAACAGCACATCGTTCAGCACCTGGAAGCATTGAAGGAGAAAGACCCGAAAACCGGCAAGCAGGTTGAGGGAGAACTACAGAACTTATTCGCGCAAATGCAGCAGGCAGCCGCGCAAACAGCACAGCAAAATGTTCAACAAACTGAGGAGATTCCTAGTAACGTGGAGAACATTCCGGCAGGTGCCGGAGTGGGTTAATCCACCTGAGTGGAGTAACGAACACGCTGCCAAGTTGCAGCAGTTTCTCAGGAGTGAAGTGGGCACCAACCTACAACAACACCTGCGAAACTTGCATATCGCAAACTGTGATAGGCTAATCTCAGCCCCAGCAGATTTGCATTACCAGGCAGGTCAAGCTGCTGGGTTCAAAGCCGCACTGGCAACCATAGACGGTTTAGCCACGGTGAGGCAGCAACCTGAGGAGGAAGTCACAGGAGTGACGGATGACCTGGAATGGCTGAGGCAGCCTGCAAACTAATTTATGTCTGAAACAGTGACAGAAGCACCTAGCCAGGTGACAAGCGAACGCGAGCAATTGCTATCCGCATTAGCCGACGCTGATGCAAGCGCGTTCGACTTAACTGCGAACAACATCTCGATGCCGCAGGTCGAGAAACCTAGTCAGGAGTCTGCCAAGGAGGAAGACACCCCAGAAGAAGAAGCACCGGAGCAACAACCGGCTGAGGAAAAGCCCGAGGAGACACAGGAGGAGGAAGAACCCAAGTCCAAGTACTCCCGAGCTAAGAAGTCACAGGATCGAGCCAACAAATCCTGGCGTGAAGTCAACGAGGCTAAGGCTGCCTTGAAGAAAGAACGCGAGGAGTTGGATGCTCAAAAGAAAGCGTACCAGGATGGACACGAGAAGAGTCTTGAGGAAATCCAGCAACGCACCAACACAAGTCGCTACTCACCCGAAGAGTATGAGTCTATCGCTCAGGAGTTTGAGGATGAGGGCGATCATGCCAACGCTGAGGCAGCCCGGAAAGCTGCCAAGCAGGCACGGCAAACCGCAACTGAGCAGGAGCAGAAAAAACAACAAGCCGAGTTTGTGTCTAAGTGGGATACGAACTGGAAACAGGCTACTGCCTCTCACAAAGACCTGAACGATCAGGAGAGTGATCTGTTCAAGATGGTTGGCCAACTGTTGGAACGTAAACCTGTGCTAACTCAATACCCGGAAGGCATTACAGATGCAGTAGAAGCTGCGGATATGTACCTAAAAGCTAACCGATCTTCTGATCTGGAAAAACAGGTCAGTGACTTGAAAAAGCAGGTCGCTGAGTATGAAGAGAAACTAACACTGAACGGTAGCCAACCTGGAGGCACGATGCAGATAGAGTCATTCGATAAACTTTCCGCTGATAGGCAGCGAGCAGAGTTGGTCAAGGCGATGTCTAGCGCAGACGAGTCCGGGGTTGGTATGTTCGCAAATTAAGTAAAATAACATGGCTAAAGGATTAACCAACACAACGAATGCTGGCGCAGATGATGTCAAAAGTTCGTTACAAACTTACTTCGACAAGAAGCTACTGGAGCAAACTCTCAAGAACATCGTTCTTGATCAGTTCGCATATAAGGCACCTCTCCCCGCTAAGATCGGCAGCAAGGACGTAAGGTTCTTCCGCTACCCGGAGAGTGACACCACGGACATCGACGCATTGACAGAAGGCACCGCACCTGCGGCAGCAGACTACAAGCGTCTGGAGCTTGAAAGCGTGCCCTGCACACTGACTCAGTACGGTCAGGTCGTAGGTATCACCGACTTGCTCAGTGCGGTTGAGTTGTTCAACCACATGGAGCAGGCAACGATCCAGAACGGACAGGACGCTGCGCTCAAGGTTGACGAGATTCTCCGCAACAAGCTGGGAAGCGATGTCACCGGCAAGCAGAAGCGTTTTGCTGGTGCTGCTACATCTTACGGCACAGTCGGTGGCACTGATGACGCAATGACCGCGCTCGACATTCTCGATGCAAGCACAAACCTCCGAGTCAACAACGCTCGCACGAGCAACGGTTACTTCACTGCCATCATGGCACCTGAAGTCGCTCGCGACTTGATGAACGATGATGACTGGTTGGAAGCAAGCAAGTACGGAGATGTGGATCAACTCTACAAAGGTGAAGCAGGTCGCTACATGGGCGTTCGTGTAGTCACGACTACTAATCCGTTCCGAGCGAACACTCAGTACACCTACAACGCCGCTGGAACTAAGTTCTCCACATTCGTTGTGGGTGACCAGGCTTATGGTGGCGTGAACTTGTCCACGATGAGTGCCTACTCACCGAAGATGATCATTAGCCAGGGAGCAGATAAGTCTGATCCGTTGGCTCAGTTGACCACGGTTGGATTCAAGTTCTACTACGGATGTGAAGTTCTCCAAGCTTCTCACCTGGTAGAAATCTACTCGGTCACTAACTACAGCTAATCAACTAGCCGGGGAGGTTAATAGCCTCCCTGGCTACTTTGCTTTATGCCTAAAGTAGAAATACCGCTGACCGCTCTGCAAGTTGCAGATGAGGAAGGCGTGATGGTCGCCCCCGAGGTGGGTGATGCTGTTAGTTTCACAATAGACGGTTCTGTGGAATCGCTGGGTGACGAGTTCGCCACAGTCGAGATGCAGACAGTTAACGGTGAGCCAGCATACCCGGAGGAGGTAGAAGAGACAGTCACTGAAGTCGAGGCACCGTCCAGAGATGAGATGGTGGCAGCGATGGAGGAAATAGATCAGGCAGGAGGATTATAATATGTCAGAAAAAAATGTTCGCAGAACCCAGAAGTCCGTCACTCAGGATTTGACGATTAACACTCTGGACAACACGAAGGTCAAGTTCACTGGTGTAACAACCAGCGGATCGTACTCTGCTGTGTCAGGATATACGCTCAAGGTGAATATCAATGGCACTGACTACAACATACAACTGGCGCAGTAATGCCTCTAGTTGAGTTCAAGAATCACGAGTCGGGGGAGATCAAGGAGTTCTTGGTCTCCTCCGACCTCGATAATTTTAGTGATGGCACTGGCACCTGGGCCAAGCTCGAGGTGCCAACGAGTTTCGCCATCGGAGGTATGCGGTCAGCACCGTCTCAGACAGAGATGATGAAGCGCGGCTACCACCGGCAAGAAAACTCAAAGAAAGGCTGGAAGAGCGAGTTCAGCCGACAAAAAGTAAAAAAGATTTGGGGATTATAAACGATGGCAAGACAGAATGATGCTTTAGCCAACTTTGGCGCGACAACGAACGAGGAACTAAGCGTAGGAACCGGGGCAGCAATACCGACAGGACTAAGCGATGACTGCTCTCCTGCTTTTCTGCTGATCCAGAACGTAGGCACTACACCAGTATTCTACAGACTCGGCAATGTTACCGCTGGGCAGGTTTGCGCTAAGACCAGCGGCAACTACACCGGCATTCTGGCAGCCTGCACAGCAGATGAGGACGGCACTGGCGGAGTGATCAGCTTCAGCGGATATATTGACGGACTCAGCTTTGTAGTCGCAAGCGGCACAGGCAAGGTGAACGTAAGCCACAGTGGCAGATTGGGAGACTAAGCTATGGGTATAGCCAACATAATTAACAACTCCACCACAACGAGCGGCGGGGAGATAATCCGCGAGTTAGTCAACGCCTCAGACGGCGCGGGTCTGCATTTAGAGGCAGGGGGAACTATTACTCTTACAAATGCCGCCGCTGCGGAATTTGGCACAAGCGATTTTAGCTTGGAGTTCGTTCTCAACCGCACAGCGAACAACACAAACAATAACGTAATCTACGAGTCACATTCTTCTGGCAACAACAGAATAACGCTAAAAGCACTCACGGGCGGTGACTTGGTAGCTACGTTCACAAATTCGTCAGGTGTAAATGCGGATTACAATACGGGTTACGACATAGACGTTGACCTTAACACCGTAAAACACTACGCACTCACCTTTGACAGAAGCGGTGATTTAACTGTCTACAAGAACGGCAATTCAGTCGCTACAATTTCAATTGCCGCGTCAAGTGCGGTAAACATTGGGGACAGTAACACAAATACAGGGCGCATCGGCTATGTAACGACTTATGGCGTCATCGGAACTTTTTTACGCTTTAGAACGTGGAACAAACTTGTCGATGCCAAGGCACTTTTCGAACGCGCTGACGTTGATTTTAGTTCGCAGTACGGCAGTCAGACCAAACTGATTGATTCAGATTTCAACGGCAGCTTTGACGGGTGGAACACTTCAAACGACTGGGCCACGCAAACTAACAACAGCAACGCGATGCAGTTGGTTGCCAATGCGGCGAATCAAATTTGCCGGACGGGAACTCAGTTGACCAAAGGCAAGAGGTATCGAGTCACCTACACCGCAAGCGCAGTAACAGGCACACCCGGATTTAGCACAGCAGCAGCGACTCACGTTGTTGCGGGAGTTATTTCAGCGGGAACGGCAAACTCGTTTGAATTTACATTTCCAACGTCAGCGACGAGTCAGTATTTCTATATTAAATCAAACGCGAGCGGGGATGCCGTCACATTAGACGATATTTCAGTTGTTCAAATCGGCTGCGTTAGCGACTACCAAACTCAGTGGGCCAATCCATCGCAATCTCTCACTGTTCAGGATGCTAGTGGCAACGCGGATGGTACTTGTTCAGCTTCTGGTGTGAGCCAAGTAAATAGTGTGGTTCAGTTGAACAGCACCAGCGCACGAATCGGAACTTTTGCAGCAACACCTGCTGACGGTCAAATTTTAGTAGACGGAGGGGCTAAGACCGCACCGGGCTATTCGTTTGGACATACGACTGCGACGGGTATGTATTCGCCGGGAGCGAATCAAATCCGGTTTAGCACGGCCAGCACCGACCGCCTCACTATAGCCAGTGACGGCCAAGCTTTGTTCAGCGGCAGTAAAGTCACGGTAAATACTGACGGAACTGTTGATTGGGGTAATGCCGCTGATGCCGGACGATTAACGTGGGATACTA